CCGCCATTGGTCGCTTGTAGCTTTTTTGTGTAGTCGGATTTTGATAAAACGGGTTTCGCTAATTCAGGCATGTGGCCTCCTTGATCGTCTAGTTATTGAGTCCGGTTTTTATAAGCTCCGAGGTTATCGGTTTTTAGTGGCACTATCGCACCGTTAAAAATATTTGTTATTACTTCGCCAGTTGCACATTGATGGCGCGAATACAGTTCAAGCTTATTGACTTCCGGAACCAGTATCCATGGCCCGTAGGTCTGCCGCCCCATTAACCGGCTGGACACTTGAGAGCCTTGCAGCGCATCAAAGGCGATCGAAACAAACTGACTGCCGGAGTAGCCAATGACTTCCACAAAATCGCACGGGCGAACTTTGTCAAAGGTGCCGCTTATGCGCAGTCTTCCGTCGGCCTCGATCTGTGCGAGGGTAATCTCAAAGCCTTTAACGACTGGGAAAACGTTTGGCTCTATACGCTTAAAGCCTACCCAAAGCGAGGTTGAAACAGCTACAAGAAGCGCGAATTGCGTTAATCTTCCAATTTTTGGGAACCGCCTGTGTAGTTTTCTGCGATTTTTCCCATAATCTGGTCCTGAAAAAAAGAATGGCATATTATTTACCAACTACATGCAAAATGAATCTCACAAGGTTGTCCCAAAGTAACGACATAGTGCCGACAATCGCAGCAATCCAGATGGCTCCTATTCGAGCCGAAGCCATCAACCATTTCATTCTGCGGTCTGCTTCAAGAACACCGCGCAGTTCGCGCAGTTCTTCATCGGTGAATGGTCGCTCGTGCTGATGCGGTGGTGGTGGGCCAATCTGGCTTCCGTTTTCATTCACCCCTAACCTCGCCTGTCCGCATAATCTTTGCGAGTTCGATTGCGCGATTACCCACTTGCCGAGCCCACTTTGAATCCAGCATTTCCTTTGCCGCACCTGGATAATCGTGCCGGGCCAAGTGCTTCCACATATGCCTGAACTGCATCAAACCACTGAACCCAAGATTGTAAGCCATGTTGGCAATGACGGTTTGTCGGATACAGTTAAGGGCAGCGTATTCATCAATCGTGTCGAGTTCGCGCTCTACTTTGTCGATGTCGTTTGCCAGCATGTAGTCAGCCTCATCGAGACTGATTCCTCTGTCGTCCAGGTTGCGGCCATAGCCGATTGTCAGACGTGGCGGTGTGGCGGTATCAAGGTACGGCTTTAGCCGTATCCCCTCGTGCCGCTCAATCTGTGACCTGAGTAGCTGACGATCCATAACGGCTCCAAAAAAGGCCCCATAAAGGGGCAAGTACTGCGACATTATGCTAAACAACAGTGTACTTTGCTTTTAGCTTTTTACAAAATTGTAAGAACGCATAGTTACTTTGATTTTTATGCTGCCGTAGCGTCACGCAACGTAATGCTGATAGCAGACAACGTAAAGGTGTTTCCGATTGTTACTGACTGCGGTGTTAAAGTCCCTGTTGCGATCAGCTCACCAACACCATCAGTAAGTGCCCAATGGGTAGCGTTTCCGGTCCCGGTAACTGTTCCTGCCGTAATAGCCGGTACATCTACACGCCTACCATCAACTGCACCGTTACTTGGTGCACTTACGATTACAGGGTCGTTTCCAAGCGTCAAAGTGCTGGTCGCTGCTGCGTATGTGGTAGCTTCTGCGCTGGTGATGTCCAGTCGAGTGCCGTTGGTCTGTGCGTATGTAAGACCGTTGTCGTAAACTGCGTCAATAATAAATGCCATCGGTAATGCCTCAGTGTTTATGTTTGTTTCAAAATTATATCATGCTTAATAGCCAGTAACCGATTCATCAATCTTAGGGAGTCTGATTAGCTGGTTCAATGTTTTCTTGAAGCTTGATTATAACAGAATTCATGGCCGTTCTTTCATTGTGCCCGTTTACAGGTACTCGATCTAAAAATTCATAAATGATATTAAACTCATTTTGAGTAAGCATGTTGTTAACCACCTTTTGATTTCTTTTATCAGACAAACCCACGTTCTTCAAGCTTAAAAATTTGCATGGAGTCTTCATTCTGCAGTCCTTGAATAACAATCCTTTTACAGCTTTGATCGAACCGCATGAAGTGTGTGTTGTTTTCAGCCTTGATGTCACCGTCTACAGAAGCGTGTGCTCGGTACCCAACGTAGTTAAACAGTGCTTCAAAATATTGAGGCGGTAATGGAATAGGTTGTTTTTCAAAAGTAAGAAATTTCGGGGCCGCTCTGTAGTTAACTTCAAGAGTATCACCCGCTACAGGCACTCCAATTTTTATCATGTTGTACCTAGGAACTTTTATCTTGTAGTCGCTTTTCTGAAGATTTATTTCTATCTTCTCGTCTTCTTTATCAAAGATTGAAGTGATCATAATAAATTCATGATCTACGTTGTCCAATTCAACGTTAGTATCATCTCGGCTAATAGTATATTTATTTACACCATCTACCATGGTTACTGTCGCCGTCTCTTCCCACAGATCGAAACGCTTATGGATTTCAGTAATACCCATATTGAGGTAACCAATAATTGCTTCTTTATCTTCACTGAGGCTTAACTGCTTCAATTCAGATTTGCTAAGTATTTCGATAGCTTCGCTGACGTTCACGGCGGTATCCCCTAAAATGTTGTGTTGCCATTGTATAAGTCTTCTTCGTCATCGTCTACGAACATGCCGTGGTTACCGTATTCATCTTCTGTGTAGGAAACTTCAACAGCTTCACCAGGCTTATATGGATCCATCTCTACCAGCATAGACATCATATCTCCGGCATCATCATGTTTTGATTGGAACCCTTCATCCGTTACAAATGTCAGCTCTTCTACAATCTCTGTCACTAACGCATCTTTTTTCATTTCCTCCGGAAGCCAAACTTTTTTAGCTTTGATTTGAGGAACGAACAGTTTGAAAGATGCTATTTTTTTAACTGAACGACGAATGCCTTCGACACTTCCTTGCCTAGCAAAGTTGAAGAAGATATTACGAGTTATCATTTCGCCTTTTATCCACTGTATGAAACCTTTCTGTTGACCATTGATCTCAATTCCCACGCTGAGAGGCTTGTAGATAGATACGTACCTGAATAGCTGGTCGATGTTCTTATCCATAAGCTGTCGTTTACAAAACCCATCTACCAGTAGCCATTCTCCATTGTTGGTGTAAGCCCAAACACCACACACGCTGAAGTCATTCCTTTTACCATCAGATGTGGCAAAATCAGTGGTAATGTAGAAGTTGAACTTTGAACGATTTTTAACAACTAGATCTCTGTTGTACCAAATCAGGTCACTGTCCACTACAAGTCGGCTTTCTTCGCTTGTGATTCTCAACATAAGCTCCTGATTGAAAGAGCTGATTTCGCCACTTTCCAGTAGTGAATAGTACTCGTTTTTTACAAAGGAATACGGAAATCTATCTTCCCAAGCACCTCGAAATTCTTTCTTGCTACACGGGAATTTTTCGCATATTGGATACACACGAACATTCCAAGCGTTACTGCTTGCAGCTTCGTAGAATGGGTCTGCTTTGTTGAAAGGTGTTCCAGTCCAGATAACAATCCGCTTCTTGGGGTGCATTGCTTGCCGTGCTGCCTTGTACACAATGTTTTTTATATCTCGGATAATCGTTGCCGATTCAGCGTTTTTGTCCGACATTAAATCGTCCATGCCGCACCAAGTTGGCCGCTCACCATATTCCTTGAAACCCCGAACACCAGTTGTTGCACCAAAGCCGCGTATTGTTAATCTCTTATCGTCAGCGTTCTTGAACTCCCACCGAACATCTGTGAATTTGGCAAACGGAACATACTTCTGAAGAAACTCGCTGTTGTTCCACCGGAACTCTAGGTTGTTCCTCATGGACTTCACACCGTTCTCCATGGTGTCACTGATGTACATGGCTACGTTAATACGACCTATGCCTTTGATACCACCGTAGGTTGCCAGATAAAGATACATGTACTCGTGCAGTGCCGTTGTCTTAGCCGAACCTCGGAATGACACATACAGGTTCTGAAGAAATCTTGTAGCTTCACCTGGGCGTTCTTCTGATAGTTGGTCGAGCATGTCATAGTGAATAATTGGAGATTTGTTCTCTTCTCCCATAGAACCATTAACCAGTTTTACGAAAGCTATGAACTCTAAAGCAAACTTAGTTGGACGATAATCAGTGTCAAAAAATCCATAGTCTATAAGATTGAGCCTCTTATCCAGATCCATCAGTCATCATCCCTACTGCTTTCAAAATCCCCTTCTACGATGATGGAATTTGCTATATCCCTCATAGGGATTCCGGCATCTACGGATCTACGCTCTGCTACTGCAAGCTTCTCAGTAGCCTCTCTAAGCTCCTGTATCGCTGACTTAGACCCATCATCTACATTGATATTGATTGTCTGGTCTTCGGTAGGCTTCAGCTCTGCTATGAGCGTAGCACCTGCCTTCTGCTTTACCATATCTGATCGAGAGGTACGCATCAGATGAGCCTGAGACAGAATGGCTTCGTGCAGTATGTGCCTATGGATAAGCTGTATCGGTATGGTCGACATCCGGCGAACATCGTTTACTAGACGGGTTTTATTGAACCGACTTGCCTCAGCATTTATGACCGTATCTGGATCATCGCTACGTCGGGTTCGATCTTCCCACCTTTCAGGGAATGTTTTTATGTAAGCGTCTCGGAGGGTGTGCCCACCTTCAACCAGACTAAAAAACTTTATTGCACTGATGTACTGGGAATGGCTGTTTTTTAGATTGTCTTTCAGGACGATTAAGTGGTCCATGTACGACTGCAGGAATTCTGGACCATAGTCCGGATCCGTGGCCAGCTTGTTTATTTCGCCAATATCTTCTTCTGTCACCATAAGCTGCTGCTTTTTTGGCAACTGTGACATGACTAACTCTTTAGAAAGTTCTTTCATGGTGTTCCTGAATCTACTGGGTTAGTAGCTGGTTTATAGTATTGAATTCCGATTCACTCAGCTTTGGGGGATCCACAAAGGAACTGTTGCCATACGCTTTTAGGAATTGCACTACTCTCAATTCGTTAATATCTGCAAACATTTCCGTTCCACCATCAACCTTCAGGTCTGGTTCAAACCGGTTCTTATCCAGTATTTTATGGATGTACTGTTCAAGCTTATAGGCATCTCGACATTCCATATCCAGACGCAGTTCCGTGTATGGAACAAACCGATAAGCCATAAACCAGGAACGCAAAATCTCCATCATTCGATCAGCTGAACGTGGAGAGTTTGTCATTCCTATCTTATGTATCACGGTGTCGTCGGGTAGTACGATTTTTATTACGTACACTCGCTCTTTATCTGTGCGCCTAAAGAATGCCACCTGTTATGGATTCAACGCAGCACGAACACAACAGTCTTTGGCTTCCAGAATTTTGCGAAGCCCTGCAGACTTTTCCGGACAGCCATCAAGGTCCTCATCCATTTTGTGTGCCAACTCGTGAAAAGGTTTACTTACTTCCTGAAGTTTGGCTGGAAGGTGTGAGTATTCGAAGTACTTTAAAATATCGCTCATGGTTTTCTCCATTAGATTTTGTGGACTAGATATTTTCCGTTACGTACTTTTTCCATAAAACCGCTAGCGTACAACCCTTGGAAAACTCTGTTTACAGTAACCTTTGTTACTCTGCATTCTTTTGCCACAGTATCAAGGGTAGTGTGCAAGTGGTTTGAGTCATCTTTATTTTTTAAAATCCACAACAGCACGGATACTGATTTGGATTGCGATGTCATTAAGTATTCTTCGAGAGGGTGCACTGCCATAATAATTGGACTCGGTAACAAATTTTAAATTAGTCTACTGCAGCTTACCGAGTCCACGCAAACTTATTATTCCTACAGTGCCTCACTTAAGCTCTCTTTTAGTTGGTTGCTGTTTTTCTGGGGCAGCTTTCCGACAAGAATCCGATCAATTTTATGAACAAGCTCCTTGGCTTCGTAATCGTATTCAGCTTCTTCAATAAGACGGTTTTTTACCTGACGAAGCACATTAAAAATTGCACTCTCATACTTATGGTCCATCTTGCTGCCCTCATTTTCTGTTTCGTCTATCCCACACATCCCTAGCACGCCAAGCGTTGTTTCCTCCATACACCATCACATCAGGATTCAGCAAATACACTCCCTGACTTATCCTGGCAAGAAGACCTCCATCCTGAAGTTTCTTCATAACAGCGTGTACTGTATTTTTCGATACTCTTAAATCTTCAGCCACTGATCTACTGGAACCTACTACGATATTTTGGCTAGTTTTAATTTCCAGGAGGTGGGCCAGAACTCTTACTTTAGGACTGTCTGCTGCCATAAAAAACTTGAGTAGTTTGTATGGATAGGTCAGTTCAAATCCTTTTCTCTGCTCACTTCTGGCTTCACTGAAGTATTCCCTCATGAAATCCTGCTCTTCTACTTCCTCGCCGGTATTTCTATCTACTATCCGAAATCGGCTTTCTGGTAACTCGTCCATATTGGTCCTTTTAAGGTTGTCGTAAGGGGACCGTACCACAGAATTGGGACATGTGTACCATATATAAGGGACAGTAAACTGAGTTTGTCCCACCCACATGGTACAAGTATACCAATCCTGTGGGACACTTTAGCACTTTTTAGCTAGTTCAAACCCTTTCAAATCAACCACTTATACACTTCAACCTAGTTCCCCTTATATCTTATCTTGGGGGGCCAAGCTAACCGCCGGACCATAAGTGCAAACAGTTGAAAAATAGAGGAGTAAATTTTATATTGAAATGGACCCCAGGAAATCGAAGTGTTCGAAGATTGGGTGGGATCCATTGAAAGATAAATTTTGCGAATCTAGTTTTCACGTATCGTTTCGAAATTGAACCTCGACAAAGCCCTGTCTCCCCAGGGAGACCTTGGTACCGGTTTCGCTGCTGCTCAACCTCACCAAGCGGGCCTTGTCTCGCATCTGACTAAACGATGCCCCAATCTTCCGCCAATAAATCTGTCTGGCTTGCCAACCACCCGGGCAACATAGCCCGACGCCCATTAGCATTAACAGTAAACATGTCGAAGTACGGAAGAATCTCCACCGCCTCCAAACCCTGATTGTAGTAAATGCTGCCTGCCGTCATAGCAATTTCTTGACCTGAGCTACCCGGGTTGTAAATCACCCACATACCCTTACCGTTCCACCCTGCCCTTGAAATCTTCTTTCCCAACCTGGCCGCTTCAATCGCCATTCCAAATGTCATCCCATCTACCGGGCGATAGTGCCTGTCAGCAACATCCTTCGGAGACCAGCTGATATACCCCGCATGTCGACCATCATTACTGGCTCCACCATCTGAATACTCAACCAAGTACCCCTCTTCATCCCCATCTTCACTATCAGGCAATGCCCAACCCCGATACTCATTGTACTCAGCACGGCTCATTGTGGTCAGCTCAACCAGCTTTGTTCCGATAGACACTGTACTAACTTTTTCTGTACTCATCGCTATTTCCTACCTTTTCCGTTAATGGAAACCAAACTTTAGCACGGTATCCAAAACCATACCAAATTTCCATAGCAAAAATAATAATTTTTAACAGGGGCAGCACTCTCAAAAATCCTAAAAGGCATAGGCGATTTTTATAATTTGAGGCTGAGTCAGTATATAGGGGTTACAGGTATCCAATCATGGGTACCCCCCTGTATGTCCCAGATGGGACCCATTTAAACTAAAAGGTAATCATCATGAACGTATCAACTGTTAAGCAGAGCTACACAGCCTTCACCACCAGCCCTACAGCCCAAGCCTGGGCTCAAGACTTCAACCTTGTTAGCAGCGATGCACTTCGCATCATCAACGCCAGCACTGTAGCAGCCATGCGCACTACTGCGCTCAGCCTACGGGCTACCTCTATTACTATAGAGAGCCTCAACGCAGGCCTGGGCTACGCCTTAGACCACACACCTGAGTCATACGAAGAGACCAAGGAGGCTCTCTCAGCAGGCATGGACAACCTAATGGCTATGTTCGACGAAGAGGAGCAGGAGCAGGAAGCTCCTAAGAAGCCCGTGAGTGCACAGGCAGTCTAACCAGTACCAACGTAAGGGGTAACTGCTTAAAAGCTTGTGAGGAGCACAGCAGACCCCTTAAAGGGGCTAAAAACCCTACGTGTAGGAGGGGCAGAATGCTCTACTGAATTCGATGCTCCCACCTACTCCCATCATTGTAGGCATCAACAACCTAGGGTTTGTTTGGGTTGTACGCAAGTACAGCATGCACCCAAATTTACTCATTTCCACCCATTTGCATAGGCAATCTATGCGGAGAAAACACCATGAAAACAGCACTAATATACATCGTGTATATAGTTGGCATTAGCTATTCCGGATTCACCATTCTGGAGGCTTCTTTAGCTTCCATAATATAGGCGAAACAGGGCTTCGGTCCTGTCTGCAAGCATTGACCATATTGCACTGATGAGCCAGGTCATTACTAGGAGCAAAGCAGTATGAAGATTCTTTACAAAGGTGGTTTGTATTACTCATTTACTGAGCTGTGGCTTCACGTCCAATCTCAGTAATCAAATACGACTGCCCTTAGATCTGGGTCTGCCAGCTGAGGGCATCCCAATGTTTTCCACTTGGAGAGCATTGTGATGTGCATGTCGTACATCAATAACCTCATTAGGGAAGTTATCATGGCTACTAAAATCGTGAATCAAGATTCTGCAACTAAAGAAATCGGTGTGCATATGCACCGTTTGTCTGTTGAAGATATTGATCTTAGCCGCTTGCAGGCTGAGTTCTCTAAGTGTCGGTCTAAGATGACCGATGGCATCACTCTTCCCATGCACCAACTGGTGTACGAGGAAGATTATCTTCTCAAGAACAGTATTGTTCTTGGTAAGTTCATTAGTCACCTTTACTCCCATCATAAGGAGCTCAATATTGAAACGGTGGTAGGCAAGCTGGCAGTTAAGCTGCCCTTTCCCAAGGGTTACTTTACGGGTCGTAAGGTTAATAACTTTACAAGGAAGCAGGCCAGTTACATATTGGCTGCTGTAGTTGTGGAGGTGCTTATTGACGCTGGTATCTTCAAAACCAATTCTCGGATCGTGTATGATCCTAAGCCCAAGACTTTGACCTACATTGTCCTTGGTAGCTCTGACGGAGTTACTGATCTTCTTGCCGGATACTCTTCGGAGCCTGGCAAGTCTAATGTGACTCATACGAGTAATGGCTTCAGAGTAGGTAAATTGTTGAAGGGCATTATGGCTGATATGTCTCAGATGAGATTTAAGATCAGTGACCATTTTGATGAAGCGCTGTTGCTTCATGGTTATGGTTTGACTTCATCTTACAGTGCTCCTTCTAAGCATGAAAAGTCTGATAAGCGGTATTATCGCTTCTTCAATACTTACAAAAATGCGTGGAACGAGTTGAAAGACTCTGGAGACTTTTCGTTAACTGTCTACCCTGACAGTCGTCTTCGTTTGTACTATACCGCCAACGTTTTGATTGGGGCTCGTCCTCAAGGAAAGCTTTGGGAAACCTTAGCTATTGATCGTGCTGAGCCCAAGATTCTGGATAACTCGGCTGTTAAGCATATTCAACACATAATTATGGCTACCTTGCATGGCAAGATGTCAGCAGTTCAGGCAAATGAATATTTCGATGCTGATGACTTCAATGCTGCTCAGTCAGCTAATCCGTTTGAAGTTCAGGTTCCTGATGTCCCATTCACCGGTAATGAACAGGCATTTAGGAAAGCTGAAAGTGAGTTTGGTGAACGTATTCTGCTTAACAAATGTGCAGAAGCTTTGCTTATGCATGAACAAGAAATACCTTGTCCTTATATGTTCGGTAAGGATCTTACCAACTCTGGTCTGATTATGGCTGGTAACAGCTTTCGTGCACCTAAGATGCTCGAAGGTGCTAACTGCATGGGCTCTTCTGAGGTCATGGATAGTCACATGCAGTTTGGTATTGCTCACGGTGTTTCGGGAGTTCTTACAAGGCTCCAGATTAAGGACATTCATACACCATTGCTTCACGGCAGCAGTGTTTTCACTATTGCTGAGAAGCTCAAGTTCTATGTTGATGATCCAGAAACAGTTTCAGAAAAGGCTGTAATGGAGCATAACATCGAGGCCTATGGTCACGAGGTTAATAACATCGAACAGATTGCTGCGTTTGGCTATCAAGTTGTTAATAATTTCGTTAACAAACTCACTTGGTCATTGCCTGACGGAGAGAAGGCACAGCACGAGTCAGTCATGCAGCACACGCCTTTTAAGGTTTATGCGGTATCTACCAGGAAGAAAGGCAGTAGCTACCATGCTTACAACCTAGTTCAGACAATGCCATTGGCAGTGGATGAGTCAGGTAGGAATGCGTATGACTCAAGTCTTGGCGTTAACGTAAAGCGTCGTGGTCTCTTCGCTAATATTACGCACAGCTGCGATTCATACACTTTGCGTCGTCTTGTAACTATGCTTTTGGACGAAGGTGAAGTATTCCTGTTGAAGCATGATGATTACATGGTCAGTCCTGACATGTTTGATATGGTCATCAGCAATCTTCAGGATACTTTCCACAGTCTTCAGGAGAAGAATATTTACCAGTCTGCTCTTGATCAGATTGGTACTTCTATTGGTGTGGATGCACCCGAACTAATGGTCGGTAACGCACCGAACATGACTAAGGAATCAGTAAACTTTCTGATTTCTTAATTAGTACTTGTAACCATACTGTCTGGGTTACTCAATAGGTCCAAGCTTTGCTAATGCTAGCAACAGTTCTGTCTCAGAGCTGCTGGTTGCTTAGCTGAAGGCCTATTGAAACCTAGGCGGAGAAACCCACTCAACCCGAATCTCTGCCTTGATTCGACATTTCTTACGCTCGCATGCGCTCGAAGTTCTGAAGAATGGTAATAATGCTATTCAAACAACTACAGGTTCCTATCCCTTCCGATAGGCGATTTGAAAAGGAGTCCGTTATGGACAAAAACCAACATGTCTTGGCTATTGCATTTCGCAAGGCTAAAGGCAAGAAAGGCGCTATCAAGCGTCTGGGAATCAGCCCAGAAATGGATAACGATTCCCGTCGTACTTTAGTAATTTCCTTGGCCGAAACTAAGGCCAAAAATGAGGGTGTACCTGTTGAATCTTTGATTGACGGCCAGCAATGGTACGTTCAGTCACTGACCGACTTCAGTGCTCTTACACCGGTAGATCAGCTTGAAGCTGAGTACACTGCCGCTTTCCCTGAAGTAGCTAGTGAAGACGAGCTGCTGGCGGCTCTGGAAGCTATGTGAGCATTGTGGGGTTAGCTTCTGGCTGCCCCATTTACTTTCCGTCACTCAGGCTTTGTTGAATCTCGATATTTGGAGAACTTTGTATGGGACTTGATATTTCGTTTAGCCGGGAAGAAGCCATTGAGGCTGGAATGAAGACAAATGCTATGCGTAACGGTTCCGATGAATCTATTCGCCTTGCTGAAGAAGATGAAGCCAACGGTATGCCGCACCATGATGGCTATATTGAATGGTTGTACGAGGTACAACAGGTTGTTCGTGTACCAGGAATGGAACATTGGGTACATGATGAAGGATTGGACACTTGCATTGTCCGAGCCAACCGATGGGGTATGACTTACAAACCTCTCACTGAATGGCTGATTTACAACGCCATTGAATGGTCTGAGTTTTAGTAATCAGACATCTACACACAGTTTGGAGTTAGTTTATGATTACATTAGCAACACTGGGACAAGCAACACCACAACAAGTGTTTACGCAGGTTAAAGATCACCTACTTAAACAAGGTGAACGCAGCCTGTTAAGCACATCTGACGATAATTGCGCGTATAGAGGATCGGGGGGTAAACAGTGTGCGGCGGGTTGTCTCATGACCGATGAAGAAGCTTCGACTATTCCGGAAGGTAAGGATTGGTACAATCTAATACAATTGGGTAAAGTGAAAGCTTCACATCAGGATTTGATTGTAAGATTACAAACCATCCATGACGACTATCCAGATGTTGATGATTGGCCTGACTTACTTCAAAAAGTAGCTTCCAGATACGGCCTCACATACTGAACATACTTAGGTGATTCCTAATGACATTCAATGAACTTGCAGAGAAAACATACCCAGGTGATACCTTCGATACAGCCCTTCCACAAACCTGGGTAAACAATATGGCTGAACGTGGCTTCGATGTACGAGGTCACTTCGTCACGCTGTACCCATCTGAGGGTGTGTCTTACATGGCTCCCGTTACAGACCAGGGCATTCGTATGGCCGCTGTTGTTGCCTCCACGGTATGAAGCTACAGACGCTCTACATGTCTCACCCATCTAATCGCGGTGTGCTTGCAATACGTTGGGACGGTAGATTACAACGTACCCCATTCAACGTTATGAGTGGGCACTGATTAGGGCTCCAGGTACAAATGCTTCTATGACACCGGTTACTAATGGTAGCAATTGTCCTGTGAGTCCTATTCAGTGTGGTGAATGCGCAGTGCTGATGCGCAGGGCATCAAGCTACAGAATGAGCCAGTAGCATGCTGGGATCAGCTCCAGCCACCACACGACTACACCGATTCAGAGAAGGCGAAGGCTTATGTTACAACGCTGGAGGAACCGGCTCATTGACTTCGTAGTGATCCCCTTACTGATAATGTGTCTTGTCATACAGATCGTCATTCAAATCACCTACACATAAGGAAAACACATGCGACTGATCGAAGAAAACGTAAAAACTGGTGTACGTCTTGAAGCGCATCAAGTTACACCCA